ATAGCTTCAATTTGATTAATATCAAGTTCTTTAGCTAATATCAATGCATCAATCTCTAAGTTAATATAGTCTAACTCATTTACTGATTCTTGAACCGGGTTGTACTCATAATATAATTGATCACGTAAAGGGTGGTATAAAGAAAGTAATTTTTGTAAAGAAGTTTGTTCTTTCGGTACAAATAATTGACCATCTTTAAATGCAATACGTCCTAAAGTAGCTGTACCCTTTTGCTCTTCTACAAATGGAGAGTTTTGGTTTGTAGCATATCTTAATTCTTTTTGCATACCTGTTTCTTGATCAAAATATAACAAAGGCTTTCTAGCACTATGCTTTGCAGGTATTGTAAAGATTAAAGGACGTCTGTTATTTTTTAAAAAGTAAATCCTATCTCTTATTTCCCAAGATGGTTTTACTGGTTCTTTTTGAACTGTTCTGTTTTCTTGAACAATTGGTTCTTGAGGAGCAACCTCAACTTTTTTTGCTGGCGTTTTTTTTGTTGCCATAATATAATATAATTAGATAATTAATAGAAGTAATAATTACCCCCGTCAGTACAACGAGGGTAAATATTACATAAGTTTACTTACTATGAAGTAGCTTTTAATAATACAAAGTTGTTTGCACCTTGTACACATAAACATCTTTCAGATAAGAAGTGAACGTTCATTTCATCGTTAGCACTTGTATAGTTTCCACCTACAGATCCAGTGATCCAAGATTTCATTTTTCTATCATCTGCTTCAGAAGCTCTATATCTTACGTGTAAGAATGGTCTTTGAATGTTCTTACCTAACTGCTCATCATAAACAGTAGATACACCAGCAGGTACAATAGTTCCTTCGATGTCTCCTACTAATCCACGAGTAGTTGAGTCATTTAAATATTTCCAGTCAGTTTTATAGAAGTCATAAGAACCTCTTCTGAATCCGTTGAATCCTAAGTTAAGTGCCATATCTTCGCTGTTTTCAAAAACACCGTAAGAAGTACCACCACCATAAGGAGCATTTTGAGAAGCTAACATGTTATCGATAGATAAAGCAGTAGCTCTATTTACGAAAATCATATTCTCTTCAATTGCACCTTGCTTGTCTAATTCAGCTAAGATACTATCAAACTCACCTAATCCAGTTGGAGCAAATGGTGCAGAACCGCCCACAGCGTCAAAATCAGCATCGTTATATACAATACCTCTTGACTCGATAGCAGCAAATAATCCTTCAGAACCATTATATCCAGCAGTACCTGCAGCACCTAAAGATCCAGCAGTATCATCAAGCTCAGCTTCAACCATTGCCATTTCTAATTGGTCTTCAAATCTTAATCTAGCTTCGTGCTCAGATTTTAAATACCATAAGTATCCAGAAGTTCCAGCCTCAGTAGTTACTTCAACCCATCCAATTTGAGCAACATCAGAACCATTTACGTTGTACTTGTCACGTAAGATGATTGGTTTGTTTTCAAACTTTGTGAATTTAGCATCTACAGAATTTCCTACGTCTCCAGATCCTTTTTTGTATTCAGATCCATAAATAAATACTTTTACACCTGTTAAATCAGATCCAGTTCCTAAACCGTCTAAGTCAGCAGCTCCGTAAGGTGCTACAGTTAATATTGCTCCAGATTTTGAAGTAACTCTTGCTTTTACAACGTTAACTCCAGAAGCAATAACGATAGTTGCACCGTCAGCTACTAAGTTTGCGTCTGCTTCAGAAGCTAATGTTACAGTTGTTTGTCCAGCAGATGAATTTGCTACAGCAGCGTCTTCAAATGCAATGTGTAATCTTCCTTGTTCACTCCATACAACTCTATCAGAAGCCATAGGCATCTCAGCACCTACCATACGTAAGAATCCACCAATCGTTCTGTTTCCATAACGCTCAACTTCTTTTTCGTATACCTCAGGTAAAAATTGTTGTGTAAAGTCTAAATCAGTAAGAGATAAATAGTTATCTCCAAAAAGTCCTTTTACAGGACGTGGAGTCAAGTGATTTAATTCTGCTCCAGTTCCAGCTAATGCCATAATTTTAAATTTTTAGTTATTTTTTAATCTTAATCCTTAATTTCGAAGCATCCTCTCCGTTTATAGCTTTAACTGTCCAACCATTAGAAGAAGTGACTTTTTCATGACTCCCTCTCGGAGACATATCAACGTTCTTCGTTCTGGCCATACTTTCTTTGATCGCGTCGGCTTTACCTTGCTCATAGAAATGTTTAGCTACCATATCTGGATTCATAGCTGTAAAAAGTGATTTGTGATAACCCTTAGCATTAGCCATTTCATTATTTTCATTTAGGAACTTCCTAACAAAATTATTAATGTCGCTTTGAGTTTGCTTAACCTCTTCTGGATTCTTAATATTAAACCTATACTTTTTGTCTCCAACTTCATAATCAAAACCTTTGAAATTAGTTGAGAACACGTCTTCAGTTTGTTTTAAGAATACATTTTTTTGCTTTTCAGCTATTAAAGATGATTCTTTTTGCTCTTTATTATATCGGTTAAAGAACTCCACCGCTTTTTGTTGTTCTGGATTTAATTTAGATCCAGCTTTTACTTCGTCGTAATATTTTGTTTTTAGATTATCTAAATGAGATTTTGCTTTTGCAACTTCTTCTTTAAATGCTATTTTAGCTTTTCTAATTTCTCTTTCATCGTCAAGATCTTCGTCATATGAAAAGTCTTCCATTAATATCTCAATGTCTTCTTTATCTAAATGAGGTTTTGTTGTTTCGTAGTATTCTCTTAACAACTGTTTCTCATCTAACTTAGAATAATCTTGATTTAATCTCACGTAATCCTCTAGACTACCACCTGTATCGTTTACAAAATCTACAAGCTTTTGAATATTTTCCGGTAACTCTACACCGTTGTCAACTTGATTATTAATAGCTTCATCTAATTCTTCTTCAAGATTTTCTACAGCTTCTTGAACCGCTTCAGCTTCTTCTTCGTCGTTTACTTCTTGTAATACGGTTTCAGGCTCAGTAGTTTCTTCAGCAACTTCATTTAAAGTTTCTTCAGATGTTTCTGCAGTAGGTTCTTCTGTAGTTTCTTCTTGTGTTTCCGCCTCTTGTGGTTTATTAAATTCTCTTAAATCGAGTTTAATAACATCATCTTCTTCTTGTCCCAGTTGTTTTGGCTTGGAAGGTTTCTGAGGTTCTTTCGTCGTAGTTTCTTCGGTATTTTCAACCGTTTGATCTACAACTTGTTCTTCGTTGTTTTCCATGATAAAATATTATATAATTATTACTATTATTACTTAGGTTCAAAGGAACCTAAACCGAATCCACCACCAATTATGTCATTACCTGATGATTCAAAACTTTTAGGCGGTAAATTATTCTTTCTTTGATCAATTAATTGGCTTTGTTGTGAGGCTTCCATTTTTGATCTATCGTCTTTTCTATCTTCTTTAAAACTCTCCTTAGTTTTATAAGCTTCAGCTTCTACACCTTTAAGTTGCATGTTCATTTGGAACTCCAATTGCATTAATTCTTTCTTTAAGTTTGCTTCTTGCATTAACTTTCGAGAATCTAACTGAGATTTCATTTGTTCTAATTGCATTTTCTGCTCTGTAATAGCTTGTTGCTTTTGAACTTCCGCTTGAGCTGCTACTTGTTGAGCCTGAGCATTTGCTTGTGACTGCATTTGTATATTCTGTTGCTGCTTCATTTGGTCACGCTCAGCTTTCTTTTTACGTCTTATTTTTAATACTTGATTAGCTAACTTTATATTTTTAACCTCTCTAATATCAATAGCATCTTCTAAATCAATAAGTCCTGCTGACAATGCTGTTTGTATGTTATTCTCTAACATTTGTTTTTCTTCGTCATCAGGTGTTAATTCTAAGAATATACCAAAGTCATATAAATGCATCTCAGACATTTCTTGTAGTGTAGCTACATTATGACCACCTATCTTTTGTATAAAAGCTTCCGCTGTTGGTGAAAACTCTAGTATATCTGAAATACGTAGTGCTATACATTCTGCAGTTTCTGCTGTTATAAACAATCCTGCGTTTAATATATGCCTAGTTGCCGTATTACTATTAGCCGCTGCTATCTTTTGTATACCAACTAAAGCTTTACTATCAGGCGTACTGCCATCACGTGCTTCATTTAATCCGGTTGTATCACGGATCATTTGTAAGTAATAGTTATACGTATTAATAAGCTGAGGTATTTTATTACCACCACTACCTGATGTTATTTCTTGAATAGGTACTTTACCAGGATTCATATCCCCTTCTTGTGTAAATGATCTACCAATTACAGAACCTGTTTGAAAAAACATATTTAATGCTTCTTGCGGATTGTAATTTGTACCATTACCTAAATCTATTTCAGCTAAACCATCAGCATCGAGATATACTCCATCTGGTACCATTCTTGATAATACTTGCTGTAGCTTTAAATGAGTTAATTGAATCATATCAGCAAAACCTGTTATACGGCTTACTAAAGATTCAATTTTACCTTTATACATACGTGGAGCACATATGCTGTAATTCATTTTAACTTTACTATAATCACTTTTAGGACGCATCATATTCTTTGCTAATTCCCACTTAAGTAATTTATTAGTACCTAATATTAAAACACCTTCATATAATACTTCAAGAGATCTAGACATTTTGCCATATTTCTCTTCTAGCATTTCAACTGGTGGATCAAACTGATCATCTCTTAATATAATTTTACTGGCACCTGTAGCAGTTTCTTTAACTTTATAAACTTCATTCATGTAAGTCTTATAGTTAAAATACAATACTTGTACCGTGTTACTATCTGATTGATCGTAATTCGTCAAAGTCCTATCGTAAAAACCAGAACTTTTATAAGATTGTTTTATAATGTTACCTAATTCTTCGTCATCTAAATCAGGAAATTCCTTCTTAAGTTCATTAGCAGGAATACTTTTTATTTCACCTACATAATATATATCCTCAAAATAAGGCGAATCAGTGTAAGAATACACTAAGTTAGCAGGATCTACATATTCAACTTTTACGCCTTCAGACTTTGTAAATACATTCTTAACCGCTCCAATACCTATAGTAGCTAAATCATAAGTAACTCGCTTCTTAGTTAATTCATAATTATTACCAGTAAATATAGTTTGTATTGCTTGTTCTTGAGCTAACTCAACTCCTTGCTTATATGTTAGCTGCATGTGTACTTCTAGTTCTTCTTTACTTTCAGGTAATTCAGGTATGTCAGTTTCATATACAGATATACCAAAGTTTTGTTCTACAAATTCGCTAAGTTCTTTAGCTTGCATATCTCTTAATATCCCTTCCATGTAATCTGTTCTCTTAGCTACACCATAAGGATCTTGCGAATATGCTTTTATATCAAATGATCTTTCAGAGATACCGTTAACAACAATATCTACAAACTTAGGAATTATAGGTACTGGCTTCCAGTCTAAATTCAAATAAGATAAATCACCGTTAATAGATAATTCATCTTTGTATTTTTGTATACCTTGTTCACCTCTTGCGTATAATCTTAATCTATGAAAAGAATGTTGATTACTTTTATAGCGGGTTGTTCCTGTGTCCATTTTAAACCACTCGTCTTGAATAGCTTTACCGACCTTAAGCCCGTATTCGGCACTTAACTTCTCTTGGTCGCTAGCCACTTGACTAGGGAAGAAACTTTTTACAACTGACTCAGCCATATTTATTTTATTATTTTAGAAATTGATCCGTTATTAGAAAACCTCGCTAACTTAATGTTTAAAGGTTGTTTTTGTATTTTTGCGACAGGTCTATATAAATGTCTATTACAAGCCATTATAGCTAAACCAGAACTAATAGCCGCATCGTATTTTGTTCTGTTGTTTATATCAAATTTAGCCCAATCGTTTAATGTTTCAGAAAAGTACATAGATCCGTATTCTCCTTCATTTATTACACCAACGTGTGTATTTATATATGTTTCAATAGCAGCAGCGTGTGCTTGCTTTATATCTTCGCTCGAGTTAGGTATACCACCTATTTCTTTTTCAGCTACAGATAATTTATTCCATATTTTATCTGGTCTATTCATAGAGTAACCTCTATATCCTCTACGTTTTAAATAATATAAAAGTCTTG